AAGGGCAGCAAGGCCCGAACGTAACCAAGACCGCACTGGGCATGTCGATGCTGATGAACTCGGCCAGCGCCATGTTGCGCCAGAAGGTCAAGGAGTTCGACGACGAAGTTACCGGGCCGTTCATCCGCAATCTGTACAACTGGAACATGAAGTTCAACCCGGACGAAGCCGCCAAGGGCGACTACACCATTGTTCCGCTGGGTTCGAGTTCCCTGCTGGTGCGCGAGCAGCAGACACAGGGTTTGATGCAGATGATGCAGATGGCCCAGCTGCCGATGCTGGCGCCGTGGGTGAAGTGGGACGAGCTGTTCCGTGCCGCTGTACAGAGCATGAGCATCAACGGTGACCGCTTCGTCAAGACCAAGGACGAGTACGCGAAGGATATGCAGCAGCAGGCCAAGCAAGGGCCGCCTCCGCCGACATACGCAGAGCAGGTAGCGATGGGTAAACTGCAGCTGCAGCAACAGCAGATGGCCCTCGATGCGCAGATCAAGGAGCAGGAAATCGCGCTGGCACAGATGGACGCCGAAATCGAACGATTCAAGGCTGAAGTTGATTTGCAGGACAGCCAGAACGACTTGCTGCGCCAGCGCCAGATCATGCAGGGTGACCTGCTTCGCTTGCAGAACGAACGCGACATGATGCTGATGAAGCTGTCTGCCGACCAGAATGCCAGATCGGAGGAAGTGCAGGCGCGCTTTGGGCTGCAGCAGATGGATCATGCCTTTGACCAGCGCATGTTTACTGCCGAGGCGATCCTGAAGGCACGTACCGGGAGCGGTGTATGAGCGTAATCCACGTCACCGATCTGCAGCAGGCGATCGCAAAGCTGCGTGAGGATGCGATTAACCGGTTAGTTTCCGCGTTGAACCACGATTACAGCATGCAACTACGCGGCGAAATCCGCGCGTATGACGAAGTTGTTTACAAGTTAATAGAAGAACCTCGACAAGAAGCCGAGAGACAATCCCTGAACGGAGCAAACGATGACTAACCAGACCGATGACGATTTCGAGAAAGCGTTTAACGAGTTCAGCGCGAAGCGCGAGGGCGGCGATGATCCGGCCCCTGCGCCAGAAGCTGCGCCCGAAGAACCTAACACGTTAGCTAGCACCGAGCCGGCAGCTGCCGCCGCTGAATCTGCGCCGCAAGTGCAAGAACCGGACGAACTCGCCAAGATCAAAGCCGAGCTGGAAGCCGAACGCGAGAAGCTGCGCCGTGCCACCGGGTCAATCTCCGGGTATGAGCGCCACTTGCAGACCGAGCGCGCAGAGCGTGCCAAGCTGGAGCAAGCACTCGCGCAGCTAACAAGTAAACCTAACACTCAGGAGCAGCAAGACGCCAACGATGAGTCGCTTGCGTACCTGAAAGAGAACTTCCCAGAGCTGAGTACTGCACTGGAGAAGGTCATTGAAACGAAGTTGAAGGGTCTTGACCAGCGTTTTACGCAGGTTGACGCCCGTATTAGTGAGGCCGTGGCGCCAATTGCGCAGAAGTTCGAGGCTGAAAGCACCGCCCGAGAGCTGGACACGTTGGGGAAAGCGCACCCTGACTGGCAGCAGGTGGTCAATTCGCAGGACTTTGGCGGGTGGCTCGCAGGTCAGCCGGCTCCGGTACAGAGTTTGATGGATAGCCCCATCGCATCCGATGCGGTCTGGCTCCTGAACCAGTACAAGAACGGCAAAAACGTAGCGCAGCAACCGCTAGCGGACGTGCAGGCGGAGGTTCAAGCCCGCCGTCAGAAAGAGTTGTCGCAGGCAGCAGGGGTACCAGTGCGTAGCGCGGGCCGCCCGGTTGTAGCCAGCGACGGCGATGGTTCGTTTGAAAGCAGCTTCGACTTTTACTCGCGTCAACGCGAAGCCCGAAGCGCAAACCGGAGATAAGTAAATGGCAACCACAAGTTATGGTTCGATTTCGCAGCGTACCGCTGCATGGGCAGCCGATGAGATGCTGGCACACGCCATGCCAATCGAGCTGCTGGGTGGCATGGGTCAGCAAAAACCCATTCCGAAGAATACCGCAGACAACGCCAAGTTCCGCCGTCCGATTCCGTTCCCGGCTGCACTGGCCCCGTTGACTGAAGGCGTTACTCCGCCGTCGAAAGCCATGCAGTACCAAGACGTTTCGGTTCAGCTGCAGCAGTATGGTGATATTGTCGAGATCACCGACAAAGTGCAGGACATGGCCGAAGACCCGGTGCTGAAAGATGCGACCGGCCTGATCGGTGAGCAAGTAGCAGAAACCAAGGAATCGCTGATCTGGGGTACCTTGCGTGGCGGCACCTCGGTGTACTACACCAACGGTTCGGCACGTAGCGCGGTGAACACCGCGATCACACTCAATGCGATCCGCGCCGCTGTTCGCTTCCTGAAGTCGCAACGTGCGCAGACCATCACCCAGAAGATCAGCGCGTCTACTTCGTATGCAACTGCACCGGTAGCCCCGGCGTATGTAGCGGTCGGTCACACCGACATCGAAGCCGACTTGCGTGCGATTTCGCAGTTCGTTCCGGTAGAAAACTACGCCTCGCAAGGTGGCGTGCTACCCTACGAAGTGGGCAAGATTGAAGGCGTGCGTTTCTGCCTGTCGCCGCTGCTGACCCCGTTCACTGATGCCGGCGGTAACCCCGGTGGCACCATGAAGTACACCTCGAACGCCGGCGCGGCTGACGTATATCCGATCCTGATTTTCGGCAAGGACGCTTTCGGCCAGACCATGTTGCGCGGCGCGAACGCGGTTACCCCGATGGTACTGAATCCGGGCGAGCCTCGCGGCGGTGACCCGCTGGGCCAGCGCGGCACTGTTGGTTGGAAGACCTACTTCGCTGCGGTTCGCCTGAACGAAAGCTGGATGGTTCGCATCGAAGCTGCGGTAACCAAGCTGCCGTAAACCTAACATGTTAGCAATGCCGGGGTAAGAACCCCGGCTAACAAGGAGATTGAAATGGCTTCTACCACTGATTTTAACCTGCAGTCGCTGCGCGAAGCGATTAGCAACCAGCTGCTCGGTACTGCGGCACTGGCTATCGGCTCGACAGCCGCCAACATTGCCAACGGTGCATGCGCGTACAAGAACGACGGCGTCTTCAAGTCGCTCAGTTCCAACGCTGTGGGCACGGCACCAGCCCTGCCTACCGGCTGGGCGCCGGGGTATTACGTGCAACCGGCGAGTACTACGACCTATTACACGGTCGGGATCACTGCCGGCGGCACCATCTACGTGTTCCAAGGCGACTATGTAGGTCGCACGTACACGGACGATACTGGCATTCCGCGCGCTGTCACCGTGGCAAATATGCCGGCCCTTCCGACAGGCTACTACAACCGTGGCACCACCACCGTTTCTGGCGTAGCCCCCGGCGGCTGGGTACCGCTGACGCTGACCCTGCTGGGCGTGATGAAAGTTGTTACCAGCGGCGCAACATACACACCGGGTACCACCGCGCTGACCGGTATCGCTACGTTTACCCAGTGCGATCAGCTGCCTAGCACCCTGCCGTAACCAGTAGTACAACGACAGCCCCTTCGGGGGCTGCGTGCACCCTAAACAACAAGGAACAAGACAATGGCGAACGACAACAGCGTAGATGGAATTGAAAATGCAGCGGTGCTGGATGCCCCGGAGAAGTCCGTGCGCAAGGCAAAAGCAAAAGCTGACGGCGAGAAGACATACAAAATCAAGATCAACACCGATCCTAACGACCCACGCCCGGTACAGGTAGCTGTCCAAGGCGTGCAGTACGTAGTTGAGCGCGGCGTTGAAGTGGAAGTACCGGAGCGTATCGTCGAAGTATTGCGCAATGCCGTAGAAATCCGCTACCGCCGCGAGAAAGACAACACGTTAGTGCCGTATGAGCACCCTTCCTACAGTTTCTCCATCCTCGGATGACTGGGAAGTAACGATACCGGACGACGATAGCGATGATATTGTCGTCCTAAGTTTACGTGTTAGCCTGCCACAAGAAAGCAGTGTAGAATTTACACGTAAACAGGACATGGAGAGCAGTAATGGCGATAACGGCAGCAGTGTGCAATAGCTACAAACAGGAAATTTTGCAGGGTACTCACGCCAGCGCGGATACGTACATGATCGCGCTTTACACAAGCACGGCTACGCTCGACGCGACCACAACCGCGTACACCGCCACTAACGAGGTCAGCGGTACGGGGTACACAGCGGGCGGTAAGGCGCTATCTGGCTTCACGGTCAGTGGCTCTGGTTCCACCGCTTGGCTGGATTTTACTACTGACCCAACTTGGCCGACCGCGACTATCACCGCACGCGGGGCGCTGATCTACAACAGCTCAAAAACCAACAAAGCAGTGGCCGTATTAAACTTTGGTTCTGACGTAACCAGTACGGCGAGCACGTTTACCGTGACATTCCCGACTGCGGACGCTGCTAACGCCCTGCTGCGGATTTCGTAACATGCTGGGATACGGCATCAAGGAAACAACCAGCACCACCGGCACTGGAACGCTGACGCTTGCGGCTGTGACGGGCTTCCCGCGTTTTGCCAGCGTGTTTTCTGTTGGCGAGTTGGTTATGTAGTCGATCCTCGACGGCAGCGGCCGTCCAATCGAAACGGGCATCGGCACTGTTGGCGCCAGCAATACGCTTGCGCGTAGCCGCGTCACCGCGACCTATTCGTCGGGCACTTACAACGACGTTAATCCGACAGCGGTTTCGCTGACCGGCACCAGTACTGTGATCTGTACGGGCATCCCGAGTGGGTTTGCCACTACGATGCCCGGAATCAACGCCACGCAGACGTATAGCGGCAGCGCGGCGCAGCGTGTACTGATGGACTCGCGCCTTAATTTCGGCTCGACTGGCAACGTTACATTGTCGGCCAACGCGCTATATATGGTGCCGTTTTATCTGGCGACAGAGTGTGTTGCCACAGGGATTGCCGCACGGATTGTGACCGGCGTGGCGGGCAAGTCGATGCGTGCCGGCCTGTACCGGCTGGATGCCAACGCATCGCCCGCGTTGCTGGTGGACGAAACCGGGTCGATATCGGCGGCCACCAGCGGCGTCAACTGGTCTGGATCGTTCGCGGCCAATCACAAGCTCGCGCCAGGCTGGTACTGCATTGCGGTTGTCTCGGACGGTGCGCCTGCCATCGGATCGGTTGCCAGTCACATACTGGTGTCACCGGTGGGCATCCTCTCAACCAATAGCGTGCTGACGCCGTCCAGCTACAACTACGGATCACACGCCTACGGTGCGCTGCCGGCCACACCGCCAACGGCAGTCACTGCCGGCTCTACACAGCATCCGGCGGTTGGACTGACTATCGTGTAAGGGGCAAACATGCTGACAATTTACAACTGGCCCGGCCTGATGGACGCGATCAACGCAGCCGGCTATCGCGTGGATCAGCGCGACAACACTCTGATCGGCATACGCTCAATTGACGGCGCAACCGGCGAGGACATCGACGCAGCAATCATGGTGGTTGCCGCCTCGTACCCTGTTGGCGATGCCGCGAATTATGTTTGCAAGCAAGTCGAGGCGCTGGCTACTGCGAAACGCAACGCGGTTGTGGCACCCTACTCGCCCGGTGAGATGGCATCGTGGTCGATCAAGCGGGTCGAGGCGCTGGCATATCAGACCACCAGCAATTTAGCTGATGCGCCAAATCTGAGCGTTGAGGCAAACGCGCGTGGTATGGCGCTGCCGGCGCTGGTAGGTAAGGTGTTGCAGGATGCAGCGCGTTTTGCAGGCATCGAGGCCGCGATAGCTGGCGTATCAGGACGCCATCGAGACACAATCAAGGCGCTTACGACGCATGAGCAAGTCATGACTTATGACTACACAACGGGCTGGCCGCTGTGAGTATCGGCCTTTACCCTGTCGGCACACAGCCGATAGGCGCGCTAGAAGATAGTGCGCCAGCCGGGTCATACGCAAACCCAGCCGGAGTTTCTGCTAGTGCGGCGATTGGCACTCTGACAGCGGCAGGTGCAGCCACAGCACTGGCGGTTGGCGTAGTAACCACAGCAGCGGTAGGTTCTGTATCCGCATCAGGCGGCTCCGGTACGGTGTACGCTACGCCTTCCGGCGTCTTTGTCAGTGCAGCAGTAGGTACGCCAAATGCTCTGGGAGCAGCAAGCGTAGGGCCAACTGGTGTTGGCGCTACCGGAGTAACAGGAACCGCCCAGTGTAGCGGTGCCGCAAATGTGTCGTCTACCGGCGTAAGCGCAACTACGGCGCTCGGCTCGACCACTGCAACAAGCGCGACGGTTGCAGCACCTACAGGCGTAGCAGTCAACACTACCGTAGGCACCGCAGGCGCAGCCGGAGCCGCCGAAGTTTTAGTATCCGGAGCATACGCTACAGCAGCGGTCGGTACTCCGACGATGCCAGTGGGCGCAGCAGCCAGCCCTGTGGGGGTTTCAGCCATAACGATAATAGGTTATGCAGCCGCGACAACGCGCACAGTCGGTGTGCGAGGCCAGAGTATCGGGCAAGTACGCGCGGTTATCGGTTCTCAGACGGGGGTAAGCGAGGCAAGAAACGCACGCTGGTGGCAGACGCAGCAGTAACAAGCTAACTCATTAGTTGCCTACATCGCAGCTCGCTGCTAAACTAACACGTAAACTTTACAGGGTTTCGGCGTGAACTTTCTGGAACTGTGCAAGCAGGTAAAAGAAGAAGCGGGGCTGTCAAATACAGCGCTGCCATCTGTCACGTCTGCAACCGGCATTGACGCTAAGATAGTTAAGTGGGTACAGCAGGCATGGGAGCGCATTCAGGCGTACCAGTGGCGGACGCTGTACGCAGAATTGGTATTCACCACTACCGCTGGCAAGCGCACCTACAACGTAGCGACAGACTTGTCGCACACGGACGTCAGGGAGTTTGACACATCCATTGCAAAGCTGTCCGATGGCACTACCAACTTCGGGTTAGAGTGGCTGGACTACTTTGTGCAATATCGCCCGCAGTTCTTTTTGAGTACGCCACAGAGTCGCCGCCCGCAGTACGTCACCTACACCCAGCACGACAACGTGTTGCAGTTCGAGTCAACCCCTGATGCGGCGTACGTCGTCACACTGCCGTACTACATGACGGCGGAGCGGCTTGCGAATAACACGGACACTCCGACACTGCCGGAGGAACTACACTGGCTAATCGTTTGGCGTGCGGTAATGTTCTACGCGGCCTTCGACAACGCACCGGGGCTGTACAACACCGCCGACAGCAACTATCGAGAAATGCTCTTGTCGGCTAGCAACCTTTTGGTCGAGCCAATCACCATTCAAGTGGAGCCGATGGCGTGAC